GTTTTGATGATGGAACTACGAATCCGTCTTCTGCCATCAACGCATTTATTCAGTCAAGCCCCATGGATATAAGCGATGGCGAACAGTTTATGCTTATACGCAAGATGATCCCTGATGTAGACTTTAAAAACTCTACGGCAATCCTACCTGAAACAAACATAACTTTGGACGTAAAAAATGCGCCGGACGGTACATTCAACAACAGTCAGACTGATACGTTTGTTAAGACCCAAGCGGCGTCGGTAAGCGCACGAACAGAGCAGTTATATTTCAGGTTAAGGGGCCGACAGATGAGGTTTAAGATTTCATCGGACGAACTTGAGGTCACTTGGCGGCTGGGGTCTCCTAGAGTTGACTTTCGCTCTGACGGGAGGCGTTAATGTCTCGCCGTCTTACACGTCCATTTTTTCCTGTCCCGCCACAACAGTACATGCAAAATTATTTTGCGGAATTAGTGCGGTCTTTTTCGGTGTATTTGGAGCAGATGCAAAATCCTGGGGATCTCAGGGCCACGACATTAACTTTAACCGCTTTACAAACTGATGATTCAGGTCTTGAAACAGGGGCATTGTTTCAGAGCGGCGGGTTTGTTAAGATAACTTTAAACAACAGCCCTAACTTGCGTGGTTCAGTGGGCGCAGGGCAAGTCGGACAGGTAACGGTGGTGATCACATGACAAATAAACCTAAAAAAGAACCTAAAAAAGAACAACAGGTTAATGCAACAGTCGTTGTTGTTGGCCCACCTCCAGCTACAGGAGAATCGTAATGGGTTTATTATCTGCAATAGGTGGTCTAGTTGGTTTGGCTTTTGGGGGTCCGATGGGCGCGGCCCTTGGTTCTGGAATCGGGACTCTGGCATCTGGCGGTGACATTGGGGATGCTTTGAAGTCTGGGGTTATGGGCTACGGAATTGGTTCTCTTCCTGGGGTTTCAGGGTTTGCGAGTCAAGCGGCGGGGGCCATGGGTATGCAGGGGATGGCTGGTCAGTTTGCAGCGCAGCAGGCAGCGCAAAAAGCGGCTCTCAGTAAAATGGCTCCAGGTTTAATGAAGGCAACGGCTCCCATTGGGGACGCGATCTCAAAGATGGGCACAGGTGTTGCGGCAGGAGCGGGTGGTGCTCCGGCGGCAGAGGCCAGCCAAGGGTTGTTTGGTGGAATAAGCGACAACTTACTTCTTGCGGGATTAATTCAAGCAGGAGAACCGAAACCAACTCCTTTGACACCGGAACAACGTCGAATGGCGAGAACGGGTGAGCGGGTTCCTGATTATCAAGGTACGGCTGCTCCTGACTATCGCCGCCGTGGTATTGCAACAATGATGCAAGGTGGTTTTGTTAAAGGACCAGGAACGGGCAAGAGCGACAGTATACCCGCAGCGATTTATCAAAACGGCGGCAGGGTTCAAGAGGCTCGGCTTTCAGACGGTGAGTTCGTCATGACGGCGGATGCAGTCAAGGGTGCAGGAGGCGGCAATCGATCAAAAGGGGCTGCTGAGATGTACAAGATGATGAACAGGTTTGAAAGGAGGGCTTAATGGCGGAGTCAGTCGTCACGCAACAACAGTTGCAGCTTCTCCCTGAGTATCAAGAGAAGTTTATAAAAGATCTTTTAGCTAATCTGTATCGCACAGAAGAGCGTCAATCGGTGGACGCAGAAGGTAATCTTCTGTTCGAAACGGATTCTGAGACAGGAGAACAGGTTCCTGTAATGGAGTCTTATGCCGCAGGCATAGGTTCTATGGCTCCGTTGTATGGAACTCCACGAGAAGATGAGGCGGGGAACCCTATTTACCGTCGTGACGCCGAAGGTAATTTAATTCTTGACGCTCGTGGGGAGCCTGTTCAGGACGTTGTTGGCGGCATTCCGGCTCCTGATGTTATACCTCTTACAGACACGCAACTTGCGGGTATAAAACTAGGTACAGAGGGAATTGGTGCGTATGCACCGATGCTTGAAGAGGGTAAGCAGACGTATGAAAAAGGGGTCTCGGCTCTAAGTACTGGGTTTGATCCTGTGACGGGGCAAGCTCTGGCTTATGATCCCACGTCCTATCGAGAGTTTTATGATCCGTTTGTTGAAGATGTAATTGATGTCACACAACGGGACATTCAACGTCAAGCTAATATTGAACGTGGTAGATCAGCAGGGCAAGCTGTAGGTCAGGGGGCGTTTGGCGGATCTCGCGCTGTTGTAGCGGAACAAGAAATTCAACGCGCAGCCGATGACCGTGCTGCTAGAACAGGGGCACAGTTGCGTTCTGCAGCGTACACCGACGCTTTAAAAGGATCGCAGAATGCGTTTGAAAACCAACTGGCCCGTGGTCAGTCTGGTGCTCAAGTTTTTCAAGGTCTGGGTACTGCACAAGCTGGATTGGGTCAGTTTGCACAACTTCTTGGAGGCCGAGACGTAAAGAGCCTAATGGATTTAGGCGGCATTGAACAAACGCAGAGGCAGTCTGAGTACGACGTACAACGTCAGTCGGGGATTGAAGAAATGTACGAACCGTTTACACGGTTTGAGTCTTTGGCAAACATTTTTGCCACGGCAACCAGAGGCACCCCTGCTTCCTCCTTAACCTTGGGTGTAGCGCCAGAACAGAATGTTCTTGGCAGCACGGTCGGAACTGCTATGGGTCTTGATTCATATCAGCAAATGTATGGCGGATCTTCGGGCCTTGGTTCTAAGAGATAGGTAGATAAACATGAATGGCGTGTACAACCGTAAGCTCTTTACAAATAAATCCCAAGAGGCACGAAATAAACTTCGTGATATGGGTGGCGTAGCGCCCATGGCCCCACAAATGGGTGGGATTATGGCCTCGTCACCAGAACTAATGCAAGCTGCAATGCGGCGTCCCGTTGTTATGCCTGCAACAAATCAACCCATGATGGCTCCTGCGTCATCCCCCGCTCCGCAGATGCTACCTCCGTCGCAGCCCATTCCCAACATCTCAGGTATTCCTCAAGGTTCTAGTCCCAAGGCTCCTGCTCCTCGGCCCATGGCTCAGAAACCTGGGGTAGCAAAGTTTAACGAAGGCGGTATGGCACCTAAGTTACAAGCGGAGTTGGAAAACACCGTAGGGATGCAGGACCGAATGGAAAAAACTTTAGCGATGTCCTTTGGCAAAGCGTTTGAATTTGGTTCGACGGCGATTACGACTGAGAACCCCGAAGAACTTGGTTTGCCTAAAGGCGCAAGAGCCGGAATTAAAAAGGCGAGGGACGAGTTGACGAATAACCCTGGGGCGTCGGCACAGGAATTTATTGCGGAAACAGTTCCTAAAAAAGCCCGAACAGGGAACACAAAAAGCGACCTTCGCAAAGCGGCGGCAGTGGTAGGCATACAGCGTGTTCCAGCAGAAGCTGAAATCGATCAACTAAACAAGGCCATCTTTGGTGCGAAACTTGCGGGTGCAATTGCAGGTAACTACGTTAATCCAAACACAGGTCAAGAGCTACGCCCAACAGCAGGTTCTCGTATTGCACAAGCGGCAGTTGAAGGCTTGGCCGTGTCCCGTGAAACAGAAACACGTCGTGCGGCACAGGAAGCTGCACTTGCGGAGGCCAATATTCGTGCAAGGTCTAAATCTACGACATCTAAACTGTCTGGTGCGGACAAAGAACTAATGGATATGTTTGCTGATCGCGTGAAAAAGGGTGAGGACCCTGCGGCCGTTGCGGAGGATTTTAACCGAGATATTCCAGGTTCAGGAGATCGCATCCTAACTTATTTGCAAAGCGCCCCTCTTGGTGGCGGCGGAGCAAGTGGTTCTACACCACGACCAACAAGTTATCCTCCTGGCACTATTATCAACCAGGGCGGCAACCGCTTTCAGGCTGATCAAAATGGGATCCCTCAGTTAATCCAAGGAGAGTAACATGGCGGACAAACAACCAGTGTTTGATCCTAATGCTCCCTTTGAGATCACGCTCCCCGATGTTCCTGAAGAAAAAGGTTCTTATTTTTCCGGCGATCAAGGTCTTGTGCCCGATACGTTTGAAGACATTGGCAAAGGTATTTACTCTGGTGTTGTGTCCGTCCCACAAGGGATTGTGGAACTTGGTGCTCTAGGCGTTGATGCGGCCCTAGATACAAATACTTCTAGGGCGGTTACGAAAGCCTTTGAGTACGTTAAACCAGAGTTAGGGACCGCAGGAGAAGTGACGGAGGACCTTGTGGCCTTTGGTGTAGGTTTTGTTCCTATCGCTGGGTGGCTAGGTAAAGCAGGACAGGCGGCGAAGGCGGCGAAATCAGGAAAGGCTTTGTCTACAGCGGGTCGTGGGAACTTTACTAAATCCGCTATTGACTTCGGCACATCTAAAACTGGACAAGCGGCCCTTGGTACTTGGGCTGGATTAACAGGCAGCACTGCAGCGGCTACGCTTGGTTATAGCACTGCTGTAGCTAACGATGGTCGCGCTACCCTGTCCGACAACTTTGATATTCTGCCGGACGCCTTAAAAACGGAAGAGGATGCTGGACTAACGGGCCGTCAAGAAGCGTCTCGTCGTTTCCGTAACAAGGTAAAAGTAGGTGTCGAAGACGCATTACTTTCCGGTGCTTTTGACACAGCGTTAAAGGCTGGGTCGAAAGGTTTCCAAGCGGCAGATAAACTAACCGGAGGCGCGATTTCTACCACTGGGGCTAAAGCTGCACAGGCTACATTAGCCGCTCCAAGCAAGATTGCGTCTAGTTTTATGACCACACTGGAAACTCTTAGTCCAGATGCGGCTGCAAGAGTAGGCCGAGGCTCCACTGCGGCTAGTCAGAAATTTAAAAAGTATTTCACTGCGTCTGGTGGCGCAGAACAGAAGCTGTATGAAACCGTGCAGGATGCTCGTGCGGTAGCGGACTTGTACGAAAGGCAGGGTATTAAGGCTGCAGAAGACTGGTCCCGTGCGTCAGATGAGTTTGTCAAAGCTGGAAAGATGAAAGACGGCTCTCCTGTTGATGCGCAAATACTCCAATCGAATCTAAACCAATACCTTTTAGGTAACACAAAAGGTCTCGACAGTTACGCAAATCCATCTTTGAATAAAGCGGCTGACAAAATGATTGAGGTTCGTTCTGAGCTTGAGCAGGGTCTAATCACGCAGCTTGAAGATATTTTATCTGTTCGTGATCCTAGTACAAAAAAACGCATGAAAGACCTTAAAACAGGTCAGTTCCTTATGAAAAAACCAGAAACGCCTGCTGAAGTCAAAGCAGCAAGGGCGTTGAAAGAGATGACCCAGAGCCAGAACGCTCAGAACGGTTATCTCCGTCGTATGTTCGAGCAGTATACAAATCCAATAGAGTTCTATCGGAACTTGGATCTTGATTCTCCTGAGTTCAACGATGCAGTTCAGGAAGTTGCCAGCCATATTGTGACAGGCAAAGGCCGTGCGCCAAACGCCAACGATATCGAACAAGCCAAGCGCGTAGTCTATGATTCCCTTGGCCTTCAAGCTATGGGAGGGTTGCCTCCAGAGTTGGCCTTGAAAAACCTACGAGGATCCATTGAGCGTAAGATGCGGGGCGATACCTTTGGTCTTACCGCTAGAGAACGTCCTGTATTGTCTTCTATCGATGACATTTTTGTAGAGCGTAAAGAAATTTTAGATTACAGCCCAAATCTTCAAAAACTAAAGGGCGTCTTGAAAGACCCCCTTGAGATATACAAGCGTACAATTACAGACATGGCACAAGCAAATGCCGCTGCTGACATGTACGCAGGTATTGCGCCTATGGGTACTAAGTTAATTAATTCGATGGACGCCTTAGTAAAGGGTGGTCGCCCCGCTATCATTGATGTACCAGACCCTAACAAGTATACGGTTGACCAGTTGGCAACCTTGTACCAACAGGAGATGTCTCCGTTTGATCAAGTGGCTCAACAAGCCAACATCGGAAAGAGTTTCGAGGACTCTACACGCATTACTGGCGATCAGGTTGTCGAACAGTACAAACAACAACTACGGGATGCAGGATACGTTCAGCTTGGTGATAACAAAGATTTGCAGCATGTCTTTGGCGGTTCCTACGGAGAGTTAACAGGGAAGTTTGTATCTCCTGAAACATACGGGGCGATCACCGCACCTTTGCGTCTTGGTACTGGGTTCTTGGGCGAAGCCACGGGCATTCTGTCGAACATGCGCTCGTTATCACAGAAAATGACAATTGTTCCAAACCCTGGTGCTCAAATCCGAAACATCGTTGGTAACATGGGGATGCTTGCTGCAAACGCAAACCTCGGTCGTGATACAGATTTCACCGACATGTTTAAGGTCTTCACCTCTAGTCTGGATACATTGGATGAAGCTGGCCTAGATCGCTTGGCTCGGAAGATCAGTCTCACAGGTGTTGAAGACACAAGTTTGGTTACTCGTGCATTGAAAGAATACCGTACCGCAGGACAAGACCTGACTGTTTCGGGAAAACTTTCTAACGCGATTGATTATTACGAAGACAAGATTCCGTTCATGAAAACATTTGAACGCATCTATTCAGACTCAGACTCGTTCTTTAAGGGTCTGTCACTACTGGGAGAAGAAAAGAAAATCCGTAACGCTTTGTCAGAAGCAGGCTTGCAAGAAAGTCCACTTGTACTAGACGCTTTTCGTCAAAATGGTTTGATAAAACGCGCTGCAGGCGAGACTCGACTTACAAGAGACTTAGACAACATCGAGGTTATGGCTGGGGACATTGTAAAGGACACAATGCCCATTTACCCTCGCGTGGGGAAGGCCGTTCGTGCCGTGGACATGGTTCCAATCTTTGGTAACTTTACATCGTTTGCCTCAGAAAACATCCGCAACTCTGTAAACATCTTGAACCGTGGCCTAAAAGAGTTGGCCTTCGAAGTGCCGACAGAAATTAAAACAGCGATTGGAGATGAATCGGCTGCTGCATTAGAACGCCAGATGAGAGCCATTGGTGCGCAGCGTTTAATGTCATACACCGCAGTTGCTACCATTATCCCACAGACTTTGGTTCGGGCTTCTATGACCGCAACGGGCACCACACCAGAACAAGTAGAAGCAATGCGTATGCAGCTTCCAGATTACATGGACGGACATGATCTGGTCATCTTGGGTAATGATCAAAGAGGTAAAATTGATTACATCGATCTGAGTTACGTTAGCCCTTATGCCTTTGTCCTTGATCCTGCTCGTGCTGCTTTGCAGTCCTACAGTGAGAAGGGCAAGCTCGACAGAAACGAAATTGAGAAGATCGCAAGCGGAGCATGGCGCGGCTTTGAAATGTTTTTAGAGCCTTTCGGTTCTGAGTCCATGATTTTTGAACGTGCTCGTGACGTTCTTCCAAGTGAAGGTCTTTTAAGTCTTGCTGTAGGTCGAGGCGGTAAGACAGCGACAGGGGCAGACGTTTACGCAGAAACCGATGCTCAAGGTGAGAAGATTGGAGAAAGCATAGGTCACATCTTCAATGGTATTATCCCTGAGTACATCCGGTTAGCGGGACAGGTTAAGAACCCACTGACAGGAGAGTTGGAACCAGGTCGTGTGTATCGTGCTGTTGCAGGTATGCCTGGAAAACGCGGGGAAGAGTACAATTCGTTTAAAGAAGCTGCTCGTTTGGTTACAGGTTTTACTCCGATGACTGTAGACCTACGAAACGATTTTTCTTTCAAAGGTTTGGAATACACTCCTCGTCGTACTGATGCCAAGACACAGGCTAGTCGTGTAATTCGCCGCGCCGATTCAACGATGGAAGACATGACCTCGGCATGGAACAAGTACCTCGACAATCTGTACCGTGAGCAAAGCAATCTCTACGTGAATATCCAAGCTGCTCGTCAAATGGGCTTGTCTGAAAATGATATTCGTCGCAATCTTGTGAAAGGTGCAAACATCGGCAGGAACGAAGCCAACTCGATAATGCGTGGAGAGTTCTGGCCCACACAGGCAAGCAAGGAACTTTACAAGGACATTGTCGCTTTAAATAAAGCGGAAGGTCGGACACGAGTGACGGATCGTCCGTCGTTTTCAACGTTCAACAGATTATCTCGTGCAAGGAACGGGGAGCAACTGGCGGTTTCGGACCCTGTACCAGCAGAACGCGCTGCACCTCCTGCCCCTGTTCCTGTCTTCGATCCATCTCAACCGTTTACGATTGATGCACCGTCTTCCTCTCCGGCAGTAGCCCCTGCATTCAACCCATCGATGCCTTTCACAATAGAAACCCCGCCCGTTTCGGCTCCGCAGGGTCGAGTGGACCCCGCAATACTTGGCAATGATCCGGCAACACAGGCTTTGGCTAAATCTCTAGGGAGGTCTGAGTAACAATTTGAAGCCCTCCAAAGATCTCTACTAAATCTTGGGCTTTCTCGTTCATCTCCTCGTATACTTCGGGATCCGCCATTGCAGCGGCATTCAGTGAACAGCTAATAAACTCCAGAAGTTCGATCACTTGACTTTTGTGCATCTCACGGAAACCAAGAGTTTTCATCCTTCAATACCTCCCCAATCGTCAGCATACTCATCATCTACCTTAGAGGGAACTTTCAATATATCGGACAACCCGTTTTCCATTATCTCTTTAATGCGTCTCGCTTGGTCGTCGCCCTCTACAGAAAAGCATAACTCATCATGCACCGTCAACAAAGGGGTCAAGCCCTCAGAACAGCAATCTGCCATTGCCTTTTTTGTTTGGTCGGCTGCTGATCCTTGAATTAATTTGTTTAACGCTTTGTAAGTAAACGATCTTTTCAATCTGCCTACGTCGCCATACTTTTCCTGCGCTTTTTCCAACGACAGAGCTTCCTTAAACCCAAACCCTTTAGGCTCCCACTTATCAAAACGACACAAGCGTCCAAGCAATGTTCGTATCTGTCCGTACTCCTCGGCTCTGTTCGAAGCAATTTTAGCAAGCTGTCTAACAAACGGAACCTTTTCTTGGTGCGTTGACAATAACATACTGGCCTCGTTTTCAGAGATACCAAGCTGCGCTGCCAGTTTGCCTTTGCCCATGCCATACATAATCCCAAGGTTAACAACCTTTGCCTCCTTGCGATTAATCCCTGCAATGTCTGCTACCATTTGGTGTAGATCCACATCCCCCTTGTGATACTCGTCCACAATCGTATCAACCATTGGATGCCGCATGGAGTCTGGCATGGACGCAGCAAAATGCACCAAGAGCCTTGGTTCTTGGCTCGAATAATCAAACGATCCCCACTTGGTTCCCTCTTCTGGCATAAACAACCCACGAATTAACTTCTTAATATCTGGGTCACGCGCAGGAATTTGCTGAAGGTTTGGGTTTGAAGACGAGAACCGCCCCGTTACCGTTCCGCCATCGTCAGAGCGAAGCTGATGAAACTCGCAATGGATACGACCCTTATGTTCGTGCTTGAGAATTGACTCCACAAATGTCCCACTTGCTTTGTCAAATTCTCTTAGCTTCACAATCATCTGCGCCACCTCATGCGGGTGAGCCTTGAGATAATTCTTTGTGAACGACGGCACTGGCTTTTCAGAGTCCGTCATAGGGTATTTGAGGTTTAGTGCCTCAAAAACCTTTGCAACAGACGCACTGGCCCATGGTTCTAGGTCCACACCTGTACGGTGTTTGATATCGGCTTTCAGGTCTTGAACCTTGATCTTTAGTTCTTTCTTAACACGATCTGCTTTGTCCAAGTTTACACGCACACCGTTAAACCGCATCTTAATCATAAGTGGAATGAGGCTAGTTTCTAGTGCGAAAATGTGATGTAGGTCCTGCCCGTTGATCTCACTCCTCATGCGGTCCCACAATCGTAATGTCAGAGAGGCGTCTTGCTCTGCGTAATCCCCTACATACTTAGCAGGAAGCCGCCACATTTCACCTTTTGCATCAACGCCCCAGTCTTTTGCGGCTGCGCGTAAAAGCTTTTCGCTTTTTCGTTGCCCCACGTAATCGAAACCCAAAAGATTTAAGCTGTAAGAAAACCGATTCTCGTCCACTAAAGGCGCGGCAACCATCGTATCGAGGATCCGTCCTTGGACCTCAATTCCTTCTGCCAACAACCAACCAACATCGTATGTCGCGTTGTGAAAAAGTTTGTCTATGTGTGGCGTTGCCATCTGTTTTTTGAACCACTTGAGCGTAAACTTGGGGTCCATGTTTTGCCCGTGTTGGTGACGGATTGGAAAGTACCAAGATTGATCCCCACCAGCCACAGCAATTCCGACAATGTAACCATCGTTACGAGGCCATCCTGGTCCCATGGTTGTGAGGTTCGGATCACGAGTTTCCAAGTCTATCGCAATAGTTTTATACTTCGATAGGTCAGGGTATTCTGGGGGGCAATTCCAATCCGGCTCTGGGTTGTCCATCTCCATTCGTTCTAAAAACGCTATTGTTTTTTTGTCTGACTTGTTTCTTGCCATTTAAGGTGCTCCGCCAACTCTGCGATTATTGCAGTAAAATGTTCTGGGTCGATTTTGGCTATTAAAACACCGCCCTTTTCCCAAATATACAAAGCGTCATCTCTAACACTCCAGTAGTAATCCCACTTAGAACTCATATTTGTTTCTCCCTGGAGGATCGATAATGTGTAAACTGTGCTTTGATCGTGTGATCCCCACGTACATACAACGGTGCTCATCGTCTGGGGTCTTTGTTGTTCTGATGTCACAGATCGGAGGCACCTTTGAAAACACTGCGCAGTTATCGTCCTCTCCTCCCTTCATACTGTGAAACGTAGAAAGTTTAATCCGAGGTGTTGAAGTCACATCCTCACCCCGACGAATAAGGGACTCTATGTACATCCGCTCGTCATCCCCGAATCTCGCAACTTCAAACGCATCGCGCTCTTTATCTGCGACCATACCAAACTGCATAGCTAAATCATCCCATGTCAAAAACGCATCCGGTGCGGCTGCATCTAAAAGCCCTGCGGCCCCATGTTTTACGACAGCCAAATCCCCGCGCTTGCGCACATGTTTGTAAAAGTCACGGATCAATCCAAGTTCAACACCTTCACCCGCTTGCAGCTTGCGCCATGTGTTCATAGCATTGGCAGACTTTTGATTTACGCTGCTATGCCCCTTGTAAGAGTACAAATATCCTTGGTCCCGCAGCGTATCGCCCCAACGACGAATGTATTTATTTGTTCTAGCCATTAAGGTCCATGAACCATTGTCCAAATCCAAATCGTCTGCGCTGTAATGCCAATCTACACGGCCCTCATCATCCGTTGGATGAAACAACTTTTCTTTGCGTAAACTAATCCGCTTTACAATCCTTTGTGACAGAAGGTGTACCTTTTCTGGCATTCGATAGCTTTGCGAAAGAACGCGGATATTGTCTGATGATTCAAGAAACTTCCGTATGTCCACACCTGTCCACCTATGGATCGCTTGATCGTCATCTCCTGCAATAAGTACACGCTCGGCATTCTTTGAGATCTTCGTTATCATCGCCCATTGCAACGGGGTTAGGTCTTGGGCCTCGTCAATAATCAACATTTCAAGATACGGTGGCATACCGCAGTCTATGTATAGTTCAATCTGATCCACGAAATCGATTTTATTTAACTTAGATTTATACAGCGCATACTCTTTTTGCACCCTGCGCAGGATGTTAAAGTCTTTGCTCCAATCTTCTGCCTCATTAAACTCTTGCTCAATAGACACCATTCGATACCGCGCACGGTCAATCATACGCAGATACGTGTCTCCTGCTTCGAACTCGCTCTCCGGCGCTAACAACAACCCTTCATCGGGGTTGACCCTTGAAGCTCCTGAAAATTTCATTCCTACCTCACGGCCCAAAACGCCCCAATCTTCCGAGGACATCATGTCGGTAGAACTCGCGCCTATGCCATTGAACCCCCATGAGTGCAGTGTGCGAAACCATGGCAACTGCTTCTGGTCGATGCCAAATTGCCCACAGGCTCGTTCTATGGCCTCTTGGATGGCCTTCTTGGTAAAAGACACATAACCTATGCGGTCAGGAGCAACGCCCCTTGCAAGGGCTGTCTCCACCTCTCTGATTAAAGTGTATGTTTTACCCGTTCCTGGCGGACCAAAAATTAATTCCGACTTAGGAATCATTTTTCTGCACCCCCTTGGGCCGTCCTTTTAGCCAATCCAAAACGTCTGTCTTGTACCAACGAACCGCGCTGCGCTTGCCATCTTCCTGACCAAGTACCACAGGTTCAGGAAACTTGCCTTCATCAACCCATCGATAGATGGTTGCCCGTGAAATCGTTAGCATCTCACACACCTCCTTTAGTTTCATCAACTGCGGATTGTTATCGTTAGAATGGGATGTCATATTTATTCTCCTTAACATCTATTTCTACGTCTAAGTTTTCAAACTCAGGAACCCACCACACTCGTGTGTTCGATCTTTTACCATCGTCTTTCGTGTAGTTTAGTTTCCCATGGCACTCTTCGTTGCTGTTCAAACGTTGAATGTGCTCCTGTATCCGACCCGTAGTGAAGTCGGTGAAGTCATTGTTGCGTAGGAACTTTTCAAAAGAATCTATGCGAAACATGGTCTTGCCTCTGTCTGTCCAAGGTTTCCCAGACAGAACCTCTTCGGGTGTTACTGCTCGAATGTGGCTTGTGCAGAATTTGCGAAGCAGGTTTTCAAACTTCCCTGCCCGTGTAAGCTCTGGTGCCACCTCTTGTTTGGTTGAGGTACTTAACATACCATTGATTAACTGTTGCCAATCTCCCCGTGCTGGTACAGGCGGCATCATATCCAACTGTTCCATACAAGCTTTTTGCCAAAGCGTGGGGTTTTGTAATTGATCTGTTGAAAGCGTAAGTGACTTTCCCTCCACACTCATGAAGTACAAGCGCGGTTCCGATAGCATGATAGTAATACTCCCTATCTGAACCTGATCCTCGGAACTCGATCCGATGCCATACTTTTGCATCTTGCACTTTGACTTGTTACAATAGTCCTTGAGAGGACACATTGTGCATTGGTAAAAGTATCCGTCCTTTTTCTTTAAAGATCTTTGCTGATCGACAATTTCCTTCGACGGCAGAGGAGGCTCACATAGCTGTCGATTGTATTCCTCGTGGTGAGTTTCCCAATCATCAGGCCATTTGTTTTTACAATACACGCCCACGTTAAACATAAAAATGTTTCGGTTCTCTGTGATCTTGCCCATCGACGCAAGGATTTGTAGACAGATCGGTCCGTCTTCAAAATACTTTTGATCCCCGCTTAACTCGATCTCTTGTACCGAGGCCATCGAAACTCGGTTCTTTTCCACAAAGTCTAAGAACTCCTCAACCTCCAACGCCTCCACCTTTTTATTATAAGCGTAGCGGGTGGGTGTTTCTGACATAAAATACGGAAGATTAATTCCGTTTCCAACCTCCCCGTCCTTATCATTGATTACCTCTTGAGCGGGAAATAGTTCTCCCGAACCGCTGAAACCCAACGCGGAACGCATCTCAACCAATAGTTCCCGAACCATGGCACAAGATTCCCAATCCTTAAAAAAGAGATAGAGATGCGCCCCGCCTGACTTTGAGCGGCAGTGTACCAACGGCAACTTCAAACGTTGAATGTTTGCCTGTAAATCCTTGTGGTCAAGATCGTACACGTCGATATCGATCACCCCAAACTTACATACATTACCAGAAGAAATAGGGACAACTCCCACCCCACTTACGCCGTCCAAATGCAATTGCATAATGCTCTCGTCAATTTGTCCGTGAATCGTGCGATACTCGGCCTCAGTTTTACCTCTGTGACCTTTGCCCTTAACTCTAGTAACAAGATACCCAAGGTCTGATCCCTCAAACGCGGACATCATTCTTTTTGCTACTGACATATTAAGCTCCCAATTAAAAAAGGGGCGGCAATACTGAGGAGAGAATTGCCGCCCCTAGCTGCTTAGAACGGAATGTCGTCCTTATTTACGGAAGAGGCTTGGGAAGACCCCTCCTCTGGTGCAGCTTTTACCTCACCCGCAGCAATGCTGTCTCGGAAAGATTTTGCCTCAAGTCTCACATCACGGGGAGCTACCCCAACCTTCGCAATTAGGTAGTTAGACCATGACCCTTGATCATTGCTTTCTTCCATTGTTGTCAACTTCCACATGGTTGCAAACAAAGGCGGTTTAATTATCTTACCTGTTTTTGGATGCGCAATCTTCTGTATCGCAATCTGCGTTTTCCATCTGCGGCTTACCTTCAATTGTGTAGACTTCATGTCCACAACAACTGGCTGGAGCAAGCCGTCCTCGCCCACTACTAAACAGTAATGCTGATCGGACTTAACCAACTCATTACCCGTGGGCAAAATCTCTTTTGAACCATTGCGTGTGGTACGAGTAAGAATGGGATCGCTGACCGGAATTTCACCACGAAAACCGCCCCCCTGTTCACGAGGTGTGAACTCCAAATACTTTGTGGTTTGAAAGCACGGCACAAGATTGACTCCTTTCTCGCCGTCAAAAAACTCATGAGTCACTGTATTGAACATGTCGCCAGACGAAGCACCTTCGATGTACTCAGACTTTTTCTTGTTCAACTGTGGCGACAACGCTTGTAGTACACGCAAGAACGGTATTTGCATCTCTGAGCTGTCAAAAACCGCACCTTCTCCCTCGTATTCAAGAATATCATCCATTACGTCTGTGCTTAACTCTGTACTTTCTTTCATAGCTACTTGATTACTCATCTTTATTTCCTCCGCTTTTTTTATTTTGTAGTTCTTGAATGACCTCTACTAACTCTGTGTTGACAAAGTCAGACTCCTTAAACCCAACCTCATCTTCTCGCGCAATGATTTCACTCATACGCTCCTCGGCTTTTGAGTTACGATCCATTTCTTCCAACTGCATTTTCTTTGAAATACCCATCAAGCTTTCCTCCGAATTTGTGCAGCGTTTGCGAGGAAGGCCCCGAACATGTCAAGGTCAATTGGTTTCCCGTCCGTCACACGTTCTTTAATAAACGCCTTGAGTGTGGATGGGTGGACATGAGTTTTGGTCTTTGGATCAAACCCACGATCTTGCAAGATGCCAACTGCATCCCCTGCCAAGTTGTCTTGGCCTTTACCAAACGAACAAGTAACATCATTCTTGATAATGTCGTCCAGATTGTTTTCACGCAACCACGCAAACGCCTCATCCTTGCGGTCTTGAGGTATCGAAGCATGAACCATCACCTTGCGCTCGACGGTCAAACCATCAACGTCCAGACGTTCAACGCCCATCTCGTCCATAAGAGCAGGAATGTTCTCGACAGAAAGCTTGTGCTTCTCTTGCTTGAGTGTCTTCAGGTGTTTTTCCGCATCGTCTATCTGTTGCTCGACGTTACGAAGTACGCGGACAAGGTCGCTTAACTGCTTTCCTGTTCCGGTATTGACGTTGGCAAGCGCACCGCCTTCATCAAAAATGTCATCAAAAATATCCATAAGTTTTTTTCCTCTTCAGGGTTGATTTATGAACCACCTTAGTCCATGTATAAGACTATATAAGGAGGATGATATGAAATGCAAGTACAAATTCAAAACAAAACCATATAAACATCAACAGACTGCGCTGGACCTTGCAGGACAACGGCAGTCTTTTGGGTTTTTTATGGAAATGGGCACAGGAAAATCAAAGGTCCTGATTGATAACATGGGTATGCTTTACAAAACAAGGCAGATCAATTTTGCTTTGGTCATTGCCCCAAAGGGCGTGTATCGCAACTGGGTAACTAAAGAAATTCCAGAGCACATGTCGGATGATGTGCCCCATCGCGTGATCCGTTGGGTTAGCGGTGCAAACAAAAAACAAAAAGAGGAAATGCGCTCGGTCAAAGACAAGTTTGATGGCCTGACTATCTTTGTTATGAACGTCGAGGCGTTTTCCACGTTGAAGGGTAAACAAGCAGGAGAGTGGATGCGTTTGAAGTTTGGAGCTTCCGGTTTAATTGCTCTCGATGAAGCAACTACTATTAAAAACCATGCAGCCAAACGCACTAAAAACTTATGTAAGATCGCCCAGGGTTTTAAATTCAAAAGGTCGCTTACTGGTTCACCTATTACAAAAAGTCCGCTCGACATTTATGCTCAAGCTGACTTTCTACAGAACGGTATTCTGGGATACGACTCGTATTACGCCTTTCAAAATCGATACGCAGTCATCGTGAAGCAATCAATGGGAGCAAAATCCTTTAATCAAGTAATCGGTTATCGCAACATCGATGAACTAACCCAGAAGATCGATGACTTTAGTTATCGAGTGCTTAAAAAAGACTGCCTTGATCTACCCGAAAAGCTATACACAGTTCGTTATGTAGACATGACCAACGAACAAAAGGAGATGTACGAGTCCATCCGCAAATATGCGTTAGTCATGCTTGACGACGGTGAAATGACTACGGCTCCCGCTGTGATTACGCAGCTTCTCAGGCTGCAACAAATCCTTTCAGGGCATTTGAAAACAGACGAGGGAGAGATGGTAACGTTTCCTTCAAAGCGGCTAGATACACTACGAGAGTGCCTACAAGAACATGATGGGAAGGCAATTATCTGGTCACGTTTCCGTCATGACATCTACACCATTACCAGCATGCTGAATAAAGAGTTTGGAAGGGATAGCGCAGCCGCATACTTTGGGGATACCTCCGATAATCAACGGAACAATATCATAAAAGAGTTTCAGAAAGGATCAAAGCTACGGTTTTTCGTAGGCAACCCCGCTACCGCAGGGTACGGACTAACGTTGACCGAAGCAAACCTTGTGGTGTATTATGCTAATGACTTCAACCTCGAAACTCGGATCCAATCAGAGGATCGGGCGCACAGAATTGGTCAGAAAAACAACGTGACATACATAGATCTGATTACGGAAAGCACCATAGACGAGAAAATAGTTCGATCATTGCAATCAAAGATAGAACTAGGTGCAAGGGTGTTAGGAGAGGAGGTGCGACAATGGCTGACTATGACCCCAAAATAACAAAGCTGCTTGAGAGTCGATGCAATGGACACGTCTCGGAAATGAACGCAGCGGAGGAAATCGTAAAGCTGACGGGACTGGATTTTGATGTCGCTAGAGCTTTCTCTAGGGGATGGTCGCGGATGCAGCCCAACCAAATTAGGGGATACAACAAAGACACCCGTGGAAATAGAATACCCAAGCTGTGAGTGGGCGCGTTTTGGATGTTCCGCATAAACCACAGCAGCAAGAGCAAGGAAACCTCCGTGTTGTATAACACATGTCTTTCTTCCTTGTGATCTTGTCGGCAGAAACCACGATACGGTTAGTCCCTGTGTGATAGCACGGGGCACCTAATTTTGGAGGTGAACATGGATGATAACATAGTAGGCTTCCCACAATACAGCGACATAGACAGGCAGTTCCTTGAGTTGGAACAGCAACAAAAGTTAATTCAAAACCAAAGAAAGCAAATCATGGAGAGAGAACAAAACAAGATGACCCCAAAACAACTGGCATCAATAGAGAACGAACATATGCGGCTGAACCTGCAACCTAACTCAGCTATAAACGGGAGGAACTACAAGAACAAAGTAGATTTACGAGCCGTGGTGTTTGACGTGTTGAAGACCCGCGAGGCTTGGACCGTATCTGACCTCGCAAAGCGCATGAAGTTGAAGGAAGGCGCAGCACATCAAATGTTAAAGGAACTTAAACGAGACGGGTATCTTACGTGCCGAACCCTTCACGACGAGTTTGTCTTTGAACACAGAAAAATATGACAAAGTGGAGCTTTAATATGATTAACCGCCACGAATACGAGCGTGTTTGCGAGGAGAACCGTGAGTTGCGGAGAGAGTTAGATCAAATGACGCAACAGTTATTTGTTCTGTACGTTACAGGTAAAAAAAAACTAGGAGGTAACATTGACGGGACTAGACAAAATGAAGGCGTTGGCCTTGATTGAGAATAAAGAAATGATCGCTAAATGCGGGGGACGTTCCTTAAATTATGGGATTGTACAAGAACACCAAAAAAGCAGCGGAAAGCCCCGCATGTCGGATATCGGAAGATCAAAACCCGCGCAAGATCTGCTGCGTTTAGCGGAGCAAGGGTTTAGTCTGGCGGAAGCCGCACGAATTACGCGCACTCCGGTAGAGGAGGTTATCTCTAAATCAAATCGGTATCAGATAACGTTTGAAGGTAGCTCAGAAGGCTATGGATACGAAAACAACTAAGTAAAAACCCTCACTGTTTTAACGGTGAGGGCCTTAGTTTTGGCCTAATAAGTTTAGAACGCATCTCAGTTTGCTGGCAATTCATGCTGGTGTTTTTGTAGTTGTTGTAAAAAACATCGTACAGTTCATCTATGCGTAACGTTTGTTCACAATGATCCCACGTTTCAAAAAGTATGTGCGACCGTATTGTTTTAGACTGCATCTCGTACTCAATTACTAACACTGTAAAAAACTCAATCATCGTTCGGATCCTTCAAACAATCAGCAAAATACTCAAGGTTCTTTCCGCCACAACTAATGCACAAACTGCAGGTCAATTGCTCTAAGGTGTCTACCGAAACAGGAAAATAAAACATAACCCACTGCTCCTCACAATCTGCACACACTACCTCGCACTTGGCTCGTTTGCCCTGCGGACCCGCGCTTAATAACAAACCCATCTAATCACTTCACAACCTCCCAAACAATCTCTAATCCAGCGTAAGTCTTAGTGTCTCGGATCAATCCAGACTTATGCAAAGCAGACAAGTTAGGGCGAATAATACTTAACCTTAAACCCATGCGGTCCGATAACTGACGGGCCGTCCCCGCTCCACGATTTAACTCGTGAAGAACTTGCTCCTTGCGAGTAAGACGCACATTCGACATCCGCTTTGCCATAATCCTATTCCATATTTTTAGAAACATCGTTTATCTCCTTACACGGTTCATAGTCACTGCCAAAAACTTTATTTAACATAGGCTCAAGTGTTGCCGCTATTATCTTCCGGCGATCCTTTGGCTCAATGCTTGGGTTGTCGTAAACGGATTGAATGGTTACTCCGATTGCCTCATACACCTTTATCTTCTTTTTCATATCGCATCCTTGGCTACCATGACTTTCTTTCTCCTTTGTTCCTTTCCTAAAAGCCGTCGCTCCTTGCGGTTTGAGGGCGGAAGATGAACGTACAACTTCCCCCCAAGTGAACTACCGTGGTTCAAACAACTTTGAAAACCCCGAACAGCATTAGTTACCGAATTGTCCTCGGCCCAATGCCTCTTTTCAAACTTCTTAGACATCCGCACACTCCATACATATATCTGCGTCCCGCCCCATAAATATCGTTACCGAAGCGCCACAATCACACAAACGCTCAACCATACCCTCGCCCATACACGTCTCGCATGTCTCCGTCTCAACGTCGATTACACCAACGTCGCGGGAAGGACCTCGATACCGAGGGTGCTCAACCTCAATAGTCCCATCACCCCAACAATCAGAACACGCCTCCATAATCGGCGTCTCTTGCATCTCAATCAACATGTTTTTTATCTTGCCCACGGTTCTTTCTCCTTAACTGGTTGACGCCCAAGTTATAAATCAACTCGCGCTTGAACTCCTCAACCTGACGCAAAACAGACATGTCCTTTTGCTTGGTCGATGAAACTATGTCCCCCAAACGATAAATAACATAGTGAAGGTCTACACGATCATCATCCATCGACCTCAACCTCCATAACTTTTTGTTCCTTTAGTATTCCTACAGCCAAGCTTATCTTTGCCTGAACCTCCATAGGAACAGGCACAACGCCACGCTCATATCGAGACACTTGGTGCTGCGTCAGCCCCACAATATATCCAAAATCAGTTTGATTAAGGGCCTCGCTGTACCGATGCCCCCGCATCTTGTGCCCAAAAGTCTGAATCCAATCCGAACAAGACATCCCCAGCCTCCGTTGTCCCATTACGCCTCCTCCCTCAACTCAGGCTCCCACGAACGATTCGTACCATAGGCATACTCACCCTCAAACATGCCGCCCTCGTCCTGATAAGTAGCATGAACATCAACACCTATCTCATGCAACTTGTCCCAAACAGGAGTAGGTGGACCCCATGCCGTCCAACAACTAAAATCAAAGGACGTGCTCGTGGTTGAACGTAGCGCAGACCACTGGTCCTCGTCTGGATGGGTCGGTAAAAACTCCCCATCAATCGTAACCTCACACACATCCCACTTCGTACCCCAGTTATTAACGCGCCAGTCATACCAACCGGAAACCTCGTGCCCCCGCCAGTTAGTCTTGGGCGCTTGCCACTGCTCAATGGGCATCGGAACAACCAACTGACAAAACTGTGGACCCTTACATCGACCGCCATTGTTAGGATCATATCCGTTCTCGGTTAATCCATCCCACAAACGAGACACCAAACAATGTGGACCCTCTATAAAAACCTGCTGATAACAATGATTAGGCATTTACTTTCTCCTCCGTAGTTTCTTGATTGGTGCTATTGGTTCACACCGTAAATTCTAATAAGGGCTGAATAGTTTTTTTCCACAGGCCAAAACTCAGCAACGTAGTGGGTGAAGCCCTCAAACAGCGCGTCAAGATACTTCCCGTTTAAGTCTATAATGGGTCGCTCTGTTGTGCCTGCTATGGTGTGTTGGCCTTCACCAGCAAAAAATAAGTCCATGCGGTTATCATCGCGCATAGTACGTGCAAACTTCACACCTCGCTGGAAACCATGTTCCAACAAGATTTTGCCCTCAATCCAAACGCGCTTGTGTCCACGATTATGTGCTACTTTGTAAGTCTTGCGGGTCATGCTGCAACCCTTCCAAACTTAGATTGAACAACATAATCACCCCATTGATTAGCAATTGCTGCAGCTAAAGCAGGGTAGAATTTGCTTCTGATCTTCCAGCGATCAACGCTTGGCGCTGCTTTATGTACGTCATCACGCGCTGTTGTACCGTCAAGGGTTCCTGTTGGGATTAGGTTTGGTAAGTTTTGAGTCCAAAAACATGTCCGTTTCTTTACGTTGTCAGGACCGTCAATATCATCTGCAAACTGCCAAGGCTGGACGCTTTGAGCAAACGGCTTGTAGTTCCTAATCCTTTCCTTTGCATGCTTGTGCATGACAGGGTTTTCTATGGCAATGTGCGGAATGTCAGCATTAAGAAGCTTGCTGAAAAGCTCCGCGCCCTCATCTAATTGCTGCCACATCTCCTCAAGCGTTTTATTTGGGGGTGCCTTAGAAAGCCAGCGCACACCGCTGTTGCAAAGCCTCGTGCAAGGTGGGTGCGCAACCATGAACAAATCCCAATCGTCATACTCAAGCACGTCCAAAACATCGCTTTGAAAATGTCTGTTTGTTGGTGTGTCACTGGGCAACACATCACAAGACCATGCGTCAAATCCTGCGTTCAAAAATGCTTCGCGCACAATGCCGCTTGTCTCACATCCTACTAGCACTTTAATATCTTTTCTCATTCCGTTAGCTCCTCAACTACTAAATCACCGTAACCCCCAAACAAAAAGTGACGCCATAAATTAGCCTCAGCCTCCCGTCTCGAATTATATATCTCATCAATCACACCGTAAGCTCGGCTCTTGTCTCGAATAATATACCTCATGCGCTGGCCCCCTTCGGATCAAACCGTAGGTGATGTTTGTCGGCCACCTTATCTAAAGACAGGACAATGTTCTCAGACCAAGAAGAATTAATGTCGTCATGCGCCTTCTGCAAATCAGACAATAATTCTATCTGATCGGGAGTTAAATGCTCCTGACCCCATGACCACGCAACAGCATTAGCAACTGCTGCGTCGCCGTTTATTCCACTGCCCTCAAAATGCTCCTCATAATGCTTGTCCTCAATGAACAAACCAACAGCGCACTTCTGTCCGTTGAACTCATAGTCATCATACTCGTCATATACCGTTCCACGGTACGCACAAGCATCACCATCCGCATCAACGCACGGGCCATCCATGCCCATCAAATGAATTGCAGCCTTGTTAAATATCTCTTGTGGCTTCATTGTCCCGTCTCCTCTTTGAGTCCTTTAGCCCATTCGTCAACATCAGTAGGCGGTCGCGCTGTCTCCTCATAATGCAAAGCAATCTCATGGTAATCAATCTTACCCAACGCACAGTTCAATAAATCCAAAGCAAAATCATTAACATCTGGCGCACTATCCTCAATACAAAGATCAACATGCCGCTCTATATAGTCAGCAGTGATCTCAGCACCCGCCTCTCGGTCCTCGGTTAATGTGTCGCCTAACCACAGGCCCACGAGCCACGTTTCTTTGTTCTTCCATCCGTTATACATCTCAAGCTCCTCCTATTGTGTATTCCTTACTATAACGTCTTATAGTGTCTTATGCAAGAGGAAAATGCAAAAGTTATTTATTTTTCCTTAAAGGGGGATTTGCCCCCTCGTTAGTTTTTTTTTTTTTTTCTAAGTGAAAATCTTGTCCTCACCGTCCTCACCGTCCTCAACTCTCTTACTTATTGTTTGTATACAAGGGTTTATACGGTGTTGGATTTGAGGACACGTTTTTATTTGAGGACAAGGTAGTGTCCTCAAATGGTAAAATTACTGGTTCCAAGGCATCAACAAAAATAAAAAAGTTCTCTTTTGAGGCACGAGGGGGTGTTTTCCCTTTATAGACAAACTGGTTTTGTTTGTTGTATTGTGGGGCAAACATTGAGAAAGAACCAATGCCAATTATCAAAGCTGAGATTGAAGATAAGCACGACCGCATCCTAACCACTCGTCAAATGACTTTTGCTAAACATGTCGTCGAAGGCATATACAGCAATGCGGAGAGTGCCCGTAAAGCGGGATACAAAGCGGATCTTGCAGCGGAACACGCTTCCCGTTTGTTGAACGGGAAAAATTATCCACATGTTGTGGAATATATTGAAGAACTCAGGGACGAACGAGAGCGCCGATACGGTGTAACCACAATCGGACAGCTTGAACGCTTGTTTCAACTATCCCGTGGGGCAGAGGAAGCGGGGATGTTTTCTGCGGCAATCAACGCAGAGAAAATACGGTCAGCACTGGGGGGTCTGACTATCGACAGGCGTGAAACCATCAACACAATCGATCAATTATCTAGGGATGAAATCACATCTCGACTTGCGGCTTTGCAGAAACAGTATCCACAAGCGTTCCAAATAGAGACAAGTTATAAGGATATAACACCAAATGAGCACGGGACCGGAGGCGAACTTCTGGAAGTCGATAAGGCGAAATCTGCCGAGTAAGTGGTTTGCAACACGGATTGAAAACAAGCATGGCGGGGGAATACCTGACGTTCACATTGTTGCCAATGGTGTGCCTCTTTGGGTAGAACTCAAAACAATCAAAAGCAACGCAATAAATTTATCTGCGCATCAAGTTGCGTGGAATATGGCATATTGGGCGCGAGGCGGAGCAAATTTCTTCTTAGTAAAGGATCTTTCCTCCAAGAAGCTATATTTGTTTAAGGGAAATCAAGGACCTAGCTTAACGAGGGATGGTTTGAATGGAACGGAGGGCCATGAGTACGGGACCGTGAAGGACGCGGTTGAGGCCCTGCGGCCCCACGCGGCGAGTGTTTTGGGCCTTGATTTGTAAGCCCTGCGGCCCCACGCGCGCATTTTCTTCCGCGAGGCGACCGAGGAACGAGGGAGCCGAGCACACTAACCTGTGCCGACGTAAGGAGGCTCAATTTAAACAATCATGTGTCACGCGACTAGCGTGACTCTATTTATGATAGTAGTTGAAAGGGAGCCGAGGCCCCCTTTTTATTTTCGCCAAATTCCTTTGTCTGGGTAGTGGTCACAATCAGCGACTCGATACTCTCCGGAATACCAATTCCAGAATCCGAAATCTGAGATGATTGCGTTTCTTGCTTCCGGATATGTTGGATATTCTACATTTCTTGCAACTGCCCAATCATTCCGATCAGAAATGCTGGCTTCTCTCGCAATAAAAAAACCCATTTTGTTTTCCTTTCATGTTGAGGAAGGGAGCCGAAGCCCCCTTTTTTGTTTACATGTCGAAGCCCATTCGATAGCAGTATTCGGTTCGGGATTCGGTTGGTTCGGGACCGCTGAACATCTCCTCTGCCATGGCTTCCTCTTCCTTATCGACGGCGCTACCGTCTGTCATGAGGATGTTTTTAAGTTCGCCTCCTGTTAGTCCCAACATACCTGCATATGTTAGGATGGTCAGGTTAGGGTTTTGGTCGTAGTAATCGCGGATTTCGTCGTTGTTCCATTCGAACATTGGTTTCATTGTGCTTCCTCCGTGTGTAGGTATGCGTCGATACCTGATGTTGATTTTAGTTTCCATTGTTTTGCTGCTTCTTGGGCGGCACCGTATGATGACGATGCCTCCACTTCGATTGTTCCTTTCTTAACGTGTACGCATGTGTATTGTCTCATGTTCGCCTCCTATTGAAATAATGTGTTGTATTCGTGAGCACTTAGGAACTCAGCAAAGTTATTACTGCACTTGAGTTGCCATACTTTCCACTCACAACGAAATACTTCAGCGTCGTCGCCCTGTAACCAGAACGACCAGCCTGCTTTGTATTCGCGGACCTCGACACCATAGCCGAGGTCCTCCATTTGATATCCACCTATGCGCATGGTAGCGGCTCCATGGCCCGTAGCTCACTGATGTAGAAGTGATCGTGATCTCCGAGCGGCATCATTTTGTCGGCACCGAGGACTAGATACTGTTCGCCATTCCGTTGTGCTACTCCCCATTGTCCGTACCCAAATACTGATAGGATACCGTTGACACGATCCCGTGTCGTGACGGTCGGCCACCCTGCGAGGGTAAAGCCGATGTCGCCGTCGAGTGTACGCCATGCGATGCGGTTGCCGTGTAGCCAGACGATCTCACCGTTGGTGCTTGTCCGTGCTGCGTTGGCTGCTCTGCGACGGAAGAAAGCCCGTGCGATCTTGTCAGTTTCCTGTCTCATCTAGTTCCTCCTTGAACGATTGGATGGCTTCTTTTGTCGTGTATCCGATGTATCGACGGGTAACTAAATACCCGCCGACGATGTCTGATATCACGATCATTCCACTGTGCGGTATGACCTCAACACTCATTAGTCGACCGTGACTGAGAAGGTGTTGTTACTGAACCACTGCTCGATCTTGTGGTCGATGTCGAACTCGTCGATCATGTCTACGATCTCTGACGAGTGATCGTGGATGTCGAAGGATACGTTGTTAATACCGTCCTGAAGATCGTTGACCTTCTGCTCGATACGTTCGTCGACCTTCTCTTGAATGAT